CGGGGCTGGTATTGGGACACCATGCAGGCGGCACACGTGATAGATAACCGGCCCGGCATCACATCGGTTGGGTTCCAATCATTCGCCCTACTTGGGACCCCGGATTACGAGGGCCACATCAAACCATATCTCCGAAGCGAGGGGGATACGCCATACAACAACATCCACCGGGTGGATATGGCGGATCTGCTGCTGTACAACGGGCTTGACGCCCTTCATGAATATAAAATAGCTGAAAAACAGATGCTGGCGATTGGGTACCCTTTACCGGAGAATTTCTAATGAGCGAGACGTGCAGTTATTGCGGTGGCACCTATGCATACCCCGGGGGGTGTTGTTGTAAGACCCGGTTTGATGATATTCAGGAAGAAATTGCAAGATGGAGCCGGATTAACTCGGGAAACTTTGTATCAAAAAACACCGGGTTCCCCCTGGGCAGCACGGCGCCCGCCATGGCCATTGCGGAGGCCGTTGGTGCATTTTACATGGCCGACAACCAAGCAGACGAGTTTGACGCTTTGGGTGGCATACTAATCCACGCCATGGATTTTGCCGGGCGGGACGGGTTCGTGTTGCGGGGTGTTGGAGAGGATCTGGATCTCATCATTCGACAACCATTTCCGGCATACGTTGGGCTGCTGTGTCACGCCACGCTTAACCGGCACCAGGGCACGCGTGGTTTCGATGCGAGTGGTTTCTACGACAAGGCCAGGGATACAGCCATGCGTGGCATCCTGGCCCACGTGGGGAACGCAGCCGCCCTCCGAGGCCAGACCATCCTAACCACCCTAGAGGCCGGCATAGCAAAGCACGCAACCGGGCCGCACAGCACCAAGCGAAATGGTAGTTAATTGTCCACCAAAGTATCCACACCGGAGGCATATCGCCTCATCCACGATGGGGCAGTGGCCCTGGCCGGCGTAGAGGCAAACGGAATTCAAATCGACGTGCAGTATCTGGACGGTGCCATTGCCGATGTGGGTGCCCGCATACAACGCCTCGAGGGCCAGTTTCGGGACCATGCATATTGGACCGAATGGAAAAAGCTGTATGGCACCAATGCCAACCTTGGCAGCCGGGAGCAGCTGGGAAAGTTACTTTTCAGCCATATGGGGCTTGCCAACGAACGCACCACGGCCAGCGGCAAGTTGGCCGTGGACGCCGTGGCCCTGGAGCAATGCCAACACCCGTTCGCCCGTAATTATATCAAGCTAGAGAACCTAAAGAAACTTCAAAGCACATACCTCCTGGGCGTGCGGCGGGAGGTTGCACCCTCCGGCCTCCTCCATGTGTTCTATAACCTACATCGGACCCTGACATACCGCAGCTCGTCTGAGGCACCAAATTTCCAGAACATACCAATCCGAGACCCAGAAATGGCGAAATGGATACGGAGGGCTTTTGTGCCCCGGTGCAACCGCCAACTACTTGAGCTTGACTTCAAGGGTATCGAGGTTGGGGTGGCGGCGTGCTACAACCTCGACCCACAGCTGATTTCATACGTGAAAGACAAATCGACAGACATGCACCGGGACACGGCGGCCGAGCTGTTTATGCTCCCGGAAACCGCCATACCAAAAAACGTGCGGCAGGCCGTCAAGGGTTCTTTTGTATTTGCCCAATTTTATGGAGATTGGTACGTCGCCTGTACGAAATCGTTGTGGGCCGATATCGAAAAGCTTGGCCTAAAAACGGCCGATGGTGTGTGCCTATACGAGCACCTGGCCCGGCATGGGGTGCGGGAGCGTGGCGAGTGCCGGGATAGCACCACGGCCACCGGTGGCACCTTCGAGGCCCACGTTAAATCCGTGGAAAAGAAATTCTGGAAAAAGCGGTTCAAAGTCTATGATAGATGGCGTGAGCAGTTTTACTCCGACTATCTTAAAAATGGTGGGTTTGCAACCCATACCGGTTTCTACATTACCGGGCTCTATGGGCGGAATAACGTGACAAACTACCCCATCCAGGGGTCGGCGTTTCATTGCCTTCTGTGGTGCCTAATACGGCTAGGCCGGCAGCTTCGCCAGCGGCGGATGCAAAGCCTGATTGTGGGGCAGATCCACGACTCTATGGTGCTTGACGTTGTACCGGCCGAGCTGGACGAAGTGGTGGGCATGGTGCAGGAGATTGTGCGGAGCCTGCTGAAAGAATGGCGGTGGATTATCGTACCGCTGGAAATCGAAATGGAGTTGGCCCCGGTGGGCGGCTCTTGGTTCGACAAAAAGGAATTCAAGATATGAAAACGCCATGCAAAGCATGCGGCGGCACCCAACGAAACAGCCGGGGCGGTGTGTGTACGCCGTGTGCAACCCACCGAATTCGCGACCCGGCACCACCTAAAATGAAAAAGGAAGAACCTAAAATGGAAAAGCAAGTACTCTACCTAAGAAAAAGACCGAAAACCTTCAAAGAAGTCATCGGCCAGGACGCAGCCGTGTCGACCCTGGTTGGGTTTGGAAAGAGAAGGCAGGTGCCACACTGCATTCTGATATCGGGCGGTAGTGGCACCGGCAAAACAACCCTACTCCGTATCCTACGAGAAAAGCTCAAGTGCGGTGATGCCGATTTCACGGAAGTGAATGCCGCCACCGCTAACGGCATTGACATGGTGCGGGACATCCAGCGGCGGTGCCACCTATCCCCAATCTCCGGGCCGTGCCGGGTCTGGGTCATAGACGAGTGCCACCAACTAACAACGCAGGCCCAGAATGCCTTTTTGAAGATACTAGAAGACACCCCGGCCCATGTGTACTTCTTCCTTGCCACCACGGACCCACAAAAGCTGATAAAAACGGTTCGGAGCCGGGCCACGGAGATCAAATTGGCCCAGGTACCCAACACCACCATCGCCAGGCATGTGGTGGCCATTGCGGCCGAGGAGGGTTGGTGCATGAGCCAGGACGTGGCGGATGCCATTGCGGAGGCGTCTGAGGGTGGCGTGCGGAAAGCGATGGTGATTTTGGACCAGATTTCATCGCTGACAGATGAGGCAGACCAATTGGCCGCCGTGGCGGCCGCTGACATTAAAAAACAAGCGTTCGAGTTGGCACGTGCCCTCATGGCCCCACGCATTACCTGGGCCACGGTGGGCGCAATATTGGCCAACCTAGAGGACGACCCGGAGTCCCTACGGTACATGGTGCTGGGGTATGCGAATTCCGTTCTAGTGAAAAAGGCGGATGGCCGTGCGGCCATGGTTATTGACGCGTTTCGAGATAATTTTTACGACTCAAAGAAGGCCGGCCTAACTTATGCATGTTTCCAGGTGTACCAAGAGGCGACAGGTAAATAGAGCGGGGGCCGCGGTGTGACCTGTGTTGGCACGTGGGCCACCTAATGCAGTGCTCCTAAGAGCGGTTGTTGTATGCAACACGTTCCTCATTTGACGGGCGGTGGGTAGAACGGCCAGCCAGCGTGGTGGCACACCGCCCAATTTTAGAAAGTAAAAGATGAACCCATTTAAGATCAACGAAAACGAACTAGACCGGGAGTGGTTGCGGCAGCCGGAACTGGTGCATGACTACGCGGTACGGCTGGCCGAGGCTCGCCGCGACGCGGATGACGCTACGAACGGAGTGGTGGTGGTGCGTGCCGACCTAGATGGGCAAATACGCGCGGACCCGGAAACGTATGGGTTGGCAAAGGCAACAGAGGCCGGCATCGAAAACACCATCCCACAGCAGCCAGAATACATTGCGGCCCTCCGGGCCGTGGTGGAAGCCAGGCACGCCGTGCGGATTTTGGAGGCGGCATGCACCGCCCTGGAGCACAAAAAGCGTGCTTTAGAGAATTGTGTTAAACTTTGGCAGAACGACTACTTTTCGGCACCACGTGCCGAAGTGGTTGGGAAGGCCACCGAAGCAGAAAAAACGGCCGCTCGCCGGCGTGGCGTGCGGCGTACCGCAAAGAAATCAGAGGAATAAATAAATGAACGACAGACGAAAGCGAGAAGAGAAAGTATCCGGCCGGCGGCGTGCCACCGAGCGGAAATCAGAATTCGGCAGCACCATGCTCCGACTACCGCCGGACGTTTCCCAATTTCAGCTCAAAGACACAAAGACACGGCGGGTTGAAATCGTGCCGTACGTGGTTGGGGCCGGCAACCCGTGGGCGGATGCTGGGGAGTTGCACTATGAGCGGACCTTTTGGGCTCATCGCGGCATTGGGGCCGGAGAGGATTGGTACGTGTGCCCACAAAAAACGGCGAAGCAGAAATGCCCAATCTGCGAACACCGTGCCGAGTTGGCCCGGGATAGCAACGCCGATGATGACTTAATCAAATCATTGGCACCAAAGGAGCGGCAGCTTTGGAATCTCTTCGACCATGCCGAGCCGGATAAGGGGGTGCAGGTGTGGGAGATTAGCTTCCACCTTTTTGGCAAATTGTTGGATAGCAGGATCGAGGCTGACTCGGCAGACCCAGACGCAGCCGGGTACGAGTATTTCGCGGACCCCAGGGAGGGTGCAACCCTACGCATCGGAGTTTCGGAAGAGGCCTTTTCCGGAAATAAGTTTTATGAAGTGTCTGATATCGATTTTAAGACCCGAAAAAAGCCACTGGACCAGGACATCTTAAACGCGGCCACGTGCCTTGATAAGTGCCTAATTGTGCGGACGTACGACGAGCTGCACGCCATTTATCACCAATTGGAAGACGTGGCCGATGTTGGTGAAGAAGTGGAAGACGAAGAAGAAGAACCGGCGGTGGCACCCAAGACAAAAGCCAAACCCAAACCCAAGGCCAAACCCAAGGCCAAACCGGCGGATGACGACGACGATTGGGAAGACGAAGAAGAAGAACCGGTGGCAC